GAAGGTAAGAAAGCAAAAGAGAGTTACAATCACGCTTTGGCTGGCCACTTAGATAATCAATTTTTATATCCAAAAAATGTACAAGAGTGGTTTTATAATGAGATACACCCTATCATACAAGCATACAGAAATGGACATTGTAAGTTTCACGGTATAGAAGAATTAAATGTAGATTTAGGAGCAGATGATTTATGGGTTAATTTTATGGAGGCTGGTGACTTTAATCCTGTACATACACACGGTGGTGATTATTCATTTGTTTTATTTTTAGACATACCAAAACAATTAAAAAAAGAACAAGAAGATTTTAAAGGCACATCATCAAAACCAGGTTCTTTAATGTTTGAATACACACAACAAGCAAGGCCTCGTTGGGCAACTACTGGCACGGCCATTAGACCAGAAACAGGTGATATGTATATATTTCCTGCTCTATTACAACATTGGGTCTGTCCATTCAAATCTAAAGTAACTAGAATAAGTGTGTCAGGCAATTTAAGAATTTTAAACAAAGATAAATTACCACGTGATTACTTTTAAGAAGATAAAATATAAAAACTTTCTTTCTACTGGCAATACACCAATAGAAATAAAACTCAATAGCTCAAACACAACTTTGATTGTAGGCAGTAATGGTAGTGGCAAATCTACACTATTAGACGCCTTGTGTTTTGTGTTATTCAATAGGCCTTTCAGAATAATTAAAAAAGAACAAATGGTCAACACCATCAATAATGGTGATTGTATGATAGAAGTTGAATTTGATATAGGTACAAAGAACTACAAAATTATAAGAGGTATCAAACCAAACATTTTTGAGATATATCAAAATGGACAATTGATTAATCAGGAGGCCTCAAACATAGATTATCAAAAATATCTGGAAAATAATATAATGAGATTAAACTACAGATCGTTTTTACAGGTTGTATTATTAGGTTCTTCATCATACGAACCTTTTATGAAAATGAAACCAAGATATAGACGAGAAGTAGTTGAAGAAATATTAGACATTAGGGTATTTGGCCTTATGGACCTTATATTGAGACCTCAACAATCAGAATTAAGTAAAAAAGTAATAGATTTAAGACACCAATGTGATCTAATAGAACAAAAGTATCATACTGAACAAAAACACTATAATGCTATTTCCCAGTTAAACCTGAACGACCTGGAGGGTAAAAAACAGACTTTAGAGAAGAATAGTAATGCTTCTTATGAATACCACAGAAAGATAGAACAAATCAATATAGACTTAGAACTATATGAAAGTCAGATAAAAAACAAAGATAACGAAAAGTTAAAACTCAATAAGTTATCAAAATTAGAAGCTAAGATAGAACAAAACTTAAACACACATCAAAAGAGTTTAGAGTTTTTCCAAGAAAACGATAATTGTCCTACTTGTACTCAACCTATTAATCCAGAGTTTAGAGGTGAAAAGATGGCCTATGAAAAAAGTAAACTAGAAACCTTAAATGATGGTATGAAAAAATTGATAGAAGAAATATCTAAACAAGAAGAACTAATATCTAGTATGGAAAAAATATCAAAAAAGATGTATGAAATGAATGTAGATGTTTCAAAACTACAGACTTCTATTGAAGAACTTAATAAGTATTCAAATAACATACACGAAGAAATAAAATCTTTAGAAAACAAACAAACAGATGGTAAAGATATTGAAAGACAACTAGAACAGTTAAAGGTTGATTTAGAAAATACCAAAGTTGAAAGAGATAAAATTATAGAACAAAAAGGTTATGTAGATGTATTAAGAGAAATATTAAATGATAAGGGAGCCAAAGCACAAATTATCAAAAAATATTTACCTATAATGAATACACTTATTAATCAATATCTACAATCTATGGATTTCTTTATATCGTTTCATTTAGATGAGGAGTTTAATGAAACAGTTAAATCCAGATTTAGAGATACTTTTAATTATAACAACTTTAGTGAAGGCGAAAAAATGAGAATAGATTTGGCCTTACTATTTACTTGGCGACAAATAGCTAAAATGAAAAATAGTGTAAATACAAATTTACTTGTATTAGATGAAATATTTGATTCAAGTTTAGATGGACAAGGAACAGATGATTTCTTTAAAATCATTAAAACAATGACCAAAGAAAACATCTTTATTATATCCCATAAAGGAGATATAATGTTTGATAAGTTTACAGATATAGTTAAGTTTGAAAAATACAAAAATTTTACAAGACTACAACAAACATAGGAGATAAAATGAGTGAGAAAAAAGAACTGAAATTAATACCACCAAATGATCCTAGGGTATTAACAGCAATTGCTCCTTTTCAGGACGATATGCTAAAAGAAGAAGGATTTAAAGACAGAAAAGAACTGTCTGAGGAAATGTTTTCTTTGATGAGAAAATATGGCGGTATTGGATTATCAGCTAATCAGGTAGGTTTACCTTTCAATGTTTTTGTAATGGGAGACCACCCACAGTTAGAAAATGGTTTAAAGATGACTTGTTTTAATCCTATGATTATTTCAGCTAGTGAGGAAAAAGTAACTATGAAAGAGGGTTGTTTAACTTTTCCTTTTGTGTTTTTATCTATCACTAGACCACGTAAAGTTGTAGTTAAATACGAAGATGAGAATGGCCAATTACAAGAAGGCCATTTAGATGGTATGATGAGTAGAATATTCCAACACGAATATGACCATATGTTAGGTAGAGTGTTTACAGAATATGCTAGTAAAATGAAATTAGATATGGCTTATAAAAAAGCCGAAAAACAAATGGACAGAATGAGGTTAATTAGAGATGCCCAAAGAAAGAGCTAAAATATACGAAAGAAATCCAGATACAGATGTTATCCGTTGGAGATATGTGGATGAGTCACCTGATAAATTTGGATGGCCAAATTATGGTAGAATATTGAATGAGAAAAAGAAAAACATACATACACGTAAACCAACACGTAATAAGAAGTAATAAGAAAAATGGGACAAATGATCCAGTTATTACGGTTAAGCAAGGTAGTAAGAATACTTATTGCCATAAAGTGGCTATTAACGGACCATCCGTTGTGGTTTATGGTGGTAATGATAAGCCTTTATTACCTTGTGGTGCTCGTGTAGTTATTGAGACCGAGGCCAGCGTTGACATTATAGAATAAGTGTGATATATTATATATTATGGATAATGAAGATCAATTTGTAGAAAATCAATATAAAGAATGGTTAGAGAATAACGATATATCTAAAGTGGAAGATATAGATGAAAAACACTTAAAAGAAAGTGTTGAAAAAGATTTAGCCTTTGTATCTAAAATGACCGTACAAGAATATACATTGTACGAGAAGTGGATAGAAGTCCACGAAAAATATCCTACAGCCGAAACAAGTAGTTTCTTTGATGATAAACCAGCTCTTATAGACCCACAGCAAGAGGCCTTTATTAAATCAGTTAAAAACAATATTTGGATTCCTGAGTCACCAGATGATATAGAAAAATTAGAACCTGTATTAGAATTTACAGATGATACCGAATTAAATTATGATGGTAAAAAGAGAAGAAGTGATCTATCAGAAAAGTGGAATACATTAAGAACATTTTTATCCACTATGAAAAACAACTCTAATATTGGTCGTCAACTATTCTTTATAGTAAAAGATAAGATTACTGAAAAGTACCTAGGCGTGATATGTATATCAGGCGACTTTATGGATTTAACACCACGTGATAAGTCAATAGGTTGGAGTAGAGAAATTAAAACATTTAAGGGTAAGATTAATCATACAGCCATTGGTTCATCTATTGTACCAACACAGCCATTAGGTTATTCATTTACAGGTGGTAAACTATTAGCGTATTTGTGTTTAAGTGATGATGTACAGAATATATGGAAAGAAAAATATGGCGATACATTAGTAGGTGTAACAACCACTAGTTTATATGGTAAGGCAAAGGCTAATACATTATCTCAGTATGATGGATTAAGATTTTGGAAAAGAATGGGTTTTACAACAGGCTCAGTATCGTTTCAACCTAGTAGGCCAGTTAGAAATATGATATGGACTTGGTTAAAGAAAAATCATACAAGAAAGTATTGGGAATGGCACGAAGCCAAAAGACCAAACGGCCAACCATTAAAAAGAGATCACAAGAATAGATCATTGAACTTTACATATTCAAAATTAGACATACCAAAAGAATACATTAGAACTGAACATCAAAGAGGTATCTATTTTACAAGATTATATAAAAATACAGATGAGTTTTTAAGAGGTGAAATAGAACAAAAAGATTTAGTTAAAGAAATTGATACAAGTACAGAAGCTTTGGTTAAAGTGTGGAAAGATAAACACGCTAGAAAAAGAGTTAAATCCCTAGTTGAACAAAACAGATACTCAACCGATTCTCATTTTTATGATGATTTAATCTATTTAAATTGGGAAGAATGTAAAGAGAAGTTTTTAGGTCAAGTAGGTCGTTAAGCGGGTATAGCTCAGGGGTAGAGCGATTCGTTGCCAACGAATAGGTCGCTGGTTCAAATCCAGTTACCCGCTCCAATACATAAGAACAAAACTAGAACATCTAATATAAAAACAAGTAAAATCAACGATATTTAATGGCTTGACTTTGGAGACCTATATGATAGGATAACCATATGAAAGCGGCCATTTTTTTATTATTTTTTCTTTTTTTGTTTATGGCCGCTTTCTATAGAATTTTTAGGCTTGACTTTTTCAAAACTTTAATATAGGATATACATATGACTACACTAGTAAACATTAACACTAAATCTCAATTAGCAAAACTTATTGCTACAGAAAATCTTACAATTCAACATAACAAAGTTAAAACAGCTTCGTTTGATACTCTTAATAGAATATTAACATTACCTATCTTTAAAGTACAAAGTGGTGATGTTTATGATATGTTAATAGCACACGAATGTTCACACGCTTTATATACACCAGTTGATGGTTGGAAAAAAATACAAGATGATGATGAGTTAAGAGCTTATGTTAATGTATTAGAAGATACAAGAATAGACAAGTTAATTCAAAAGAAATATCCAGGAGTTGTTAGAAATTATCTTAATGGTTTTGATATAATGGAAAAACAAAACTTTTTTGGTATTTCAGGTAAAAATATTAATACTGGTTTAATGTTAATTGATAAAATTAATTTGAGATCAAAGTCAATGAATAGATTACCATTCAAATTTTCTGAAATAGAAAATGATTGGATTAAAAAAGTTGATGATATTAAAACTTTTAATCAAGTTGTTAAATTAGCTAAAGAAATGTTAGATTGGCAAAAAAAACAAGTTGAACAAATGAAAAAACTTCCAAACTTTGACAATTTAGAATTAGTTGAAAATTATAACTTAGATGAAGATTTAGATTCAGAAAACAATGTTAATACAAAAAACAAAGAAGATTCTGATAACGATACAAATGACGATCAATGGTCATCTTCTTCTAAAGATACAAATGATAATGATGAGGAATCAAAAGATGAAAATGATGATAAAAACAAAGCAGCTAACGTAGTTAATCCTGACGGTGCTGGTGGTGAACAAGGTGGTGTTGACCCTAAAAAACTTATTGTTATCACAGATAACTCTTATGAAAAAAACAAACAATCTCTTTTTGACGAAACTATAAGTTATACCTATGTCAATTTACCAGAGCCTAACTTAAATAAAATAATGATTACAAGTAAAGATTGGATTAAAAGATGGAAAGAAATTTCTATGAAAAAAGGAGAATACACTAATTTTAATTTAAGTAAAAGACTAGATTACATCAATTGGTTAAAAAATGACTTTAAAAAATTTAAAAATGATAATAAGAAAACAGTTATGTATCTTGTTAAAGAATTTGAAATGAAAAAGTCGGCTTCTTCTTATAGAAGAGCAACACAAAACAAAACAGGAGTTATTGATACTCTTAAATTAAAAGACTATAAATTTAGTGAAGACATCTTTAAAAAGTTAACAGTTTTACCAGACGCTAAAAACCACGGTATGATAATGTTATTAGATTGGTCTGGTTCTATGTCTGATATTATAAAACAAACAGTTGACCAATTAATGAACCTAGTATGGTTCTGCCAAAAAATTAATATACCTTTTGAAGTTTATCTATTTACAAGTGAAGCTTACGAAACAGCTAGAAGCAGATATGATGAAAATGGCGAAAGAATAATCACAGAAGAATCTTGGAATTACAAACACGGTGATGGCCAGTTTGGTGAATTTAATTTAATCAATGTTGCTAGTCACAAAATGAAAAAAATTGATTTAGACGAGTCTTTAATGTATTTACACCATATGGGACATTACTATAATACAAGATACACTAGAAGTTATTGGGATGCTGATAAAGGTTTTGAGGGTGATAGATTTGATATTCCTAAAGAATACTACTTAGGTACAACACCTTTAAATGAATCTTTAGTTGTTATGAATAAATTGGTTCCTATTTTTAAGAAAAAATATAATATTGAAAAAATGACTTTTATTACCTTAACAGATGGTGGTTCTGACAATAATTGGGGATTAAGAACTATCAAAAATACAGATAATGGTTTAAAATTAAATTTAGGAAAAGAATCATCAACACCAATCATCACAATAGGTAAAAAACAATATAAAAACACAAGCAAATCTTATTGGTCTGGTGGTACGGTAACAAATCTTTTATTAAAAGTTTTACAAGACCAACACAATATTAATACAATAGGTTTTTATGTAATTAAAAGATTAAATAGATTTCATACATTAGATAGATACATTGGTAATTATAAAGATTATTCAGACAAAGAAGTTAAGATTGAAAAAATGAAAAAACAATTTTCTAAGGATAAAGTTGCTATTGGTTACCAAGAAGGCTATAACAAATACTTTATATTAAATGGTAAAGATATGGATGTTCAAAATACTGACTTATCAGCAGTAAGTGAGGGTATGAAAACTGGTAAGATTAAACAATTATTCAGTAAATCTATGAGAGGCCGAATCGTTTCCAGAACTCTTTTAAACAAGTTTATTGAGGAGGTTGCTTAAAATGATTGATTTTACTATGTTATTTTTAGGCTTGACTTTCACAACCAGTATGATATTATTAACCTATAATTATGAAAGGAAAAAACACTATGTTAAACACTAAACAACAAGAGTTTGTTAAACACGCTTTAGAGAAGTTTGGCAAATCAAAATTGACCGTTGGTGAGTTAAAAGAAGCTAATAAAAAGTTTGGCTGTAAATATGCTCCACAATGGTTGATTAAAAATAAAGAATACAAAGTTGGTAAATCTTTATTCAAGTTACCTATTGACGGTGAAGCTAAATCAGTTAAGGTTGAACAGACTAAAACTGAAAACGAAAAAATCTTAGCACCAGTAAATGAAACTAAAAAAGAAGCTGCTTATGTAGTTAGCTCTTTAACTGGCAATATTGTTCCTAAAAAGGATCCAGTATTCGTTTCATTTGGTAACTATCCAGATTTAAAATCAATTATTAAATCTAATAAATTCTATCCTGTTTTTATTACTGGTTTATCTGGTAACGGTAAAACTATGGGTGTTACCCAAGCTTGTGCCGAAAACAAAAGAGAATTGATTAGGGTAAATATTACAATTGAAACAGATGAGGACGACCTACTTGGTGGTTATAGACTTAAAGATGGCCAAACTGTATGGCAAAACGGTCCTGTAATTGAAGCGATGGAAAGAGGCGCTGTTCTTTTACTTGATGAGATTGACTTAGCAAGTAACAAGATTATGTGTTTACAACCAATCTTAGAAGGCTCTGGTGTCTTTGTTAAAAAGATTAACAAGTATGTTAAACCAGCGGATGGCTTCAACGTGATTGCTACTGCTAACACTAAAGGCCAAGGTTCCGAAGACGGTAAGTTTATCGGTACCAATGTTCTTAACGAAGCGTTTTTGGAAAGATTTCCAATTACCTTTGAACAAAAATATCCAAGTGTTAGTATTGAAAAAAAGATACTTAACAATACATTAAAGTCTTATGGTAAATCAGACGCCAAATTCGTTGACAAGTTAACAACGTGGGCAGATGTGATTAGAAAAACCTACTTTGATGGTGGTGTTGATGAGATTATCTCCACAAGAAGATTAGTCCACATTACACAAGCGTATTCAATCTTTGATAATAAGATGAAAGCGATTCAAATGTGTACTAATAGATTTGATGAAGATACAAAAAATTCGTTTGTTGAATTATATACTAAAGTTGACTCTGGCGCTAGTGTCGAAGACATTTTAGAAGACCAAAGAAAAGCTGAGGTTGATTCACAAGTGGATGACAATGATAGTGAGTCAGATGACGAAGATGTTATCTAAACCTATTAAACATAGTGTAGTCCTAGGTGGAGGGGTAGTGCCCTCCACCACCAAACTACACCGAAAGGAGAGGAGGTAAAAAATTTGTCAGTTACAATTCAAGTAAGAAATGGTAATTTAGAACAGGCTATGAGAGTGCTTAAGAAAAAAGTACAAAAAGATGGCCTTTTAAAAGATTTAAAGATGAAACAATACTATGAAAAACCGTCAGAAAGAAAAAGACGTAAGAAAAAAGAAGGTATTGCTAACTATAAAAAGAAGATGAAAAAGTTATTGTTGACTAGAGGATATTAGAATTTCAAGTTTTTACGCCGATTTTGTTTTATATATATTATTGTTAAGGCTATTCGTAAGTCCTTAACGGCGTAAGAAACCCGATAAGAAATTTATCGGTGTCGCAAAACGGTGACCTTTGGCAGTTTGTACTCCGTGACAAAAGAAACTGCCACTAAGCTGTGACAGAATTATCCAGTTGTAATTTTTGAAACAGCACTTATATAAATAAAAGTGACAATGCCAATAGTGGGTTGTCATTACATAAAAAGAAACTTTGCTTAACAAGGAGGTTTATATGACTAACAAAGCACTTTCTATTTTTAACCAATTAAGACCTTTATCGGTAGGATTTGATGATGTATTTGATACATTTGAGTCTTTCTTTGATTCAGATTTAAGAATACCAACAATTAACTACCCACCATACAATATAGTTAAGACAGGCAAAAATGCTTACGACATTGAAGTAGCATTAGCTGGTTTTAATAAAAAAGATATTGATGTTAATGTGGAAGATGGTGTATTAACTATTGAGTCTAAAGCGTCTGATAAAGACGAATCAAAAGACGAAGATGGTAATACAATCTATAAAGGCATATCAAAAAGATACTTCAAAAGACAATTTACAATCGCTAATGATGTTGAAATCAAAGGCGCTGAATTAAAAGACGGTCTATTGAAAGTATCAATGGAAAAGATAGTCCCAGAGTCTAAAAAACTAAGAACTATTGATATTAAATAATTAAAATAGAGAGGCCAAAGGAGCATTGACTTTTTTGGCCTCTTATGATATTATAAGTATATAATCATTAAAATTATTTAATGATATATTAAAACAAAAATTATGGCTTTAGTCTTTGAACTAATACTATAATTTTACAAATGAAAAGGAGATATATTATGTCATATAATATACCAAACATTGAGGACTTTACATATGTTCCTCCAAAAAATCCACTACCAGGCGTTGAGTGGGTTGAAAGAAAAAAAGTTAAATTAAGTGATATTAACTATGACGCCAATCTTAATAAAATTGCCAGACTCAATGGCGTAAATCCAAGTCACACCAAAGCATTAGAAGAATCTTATAAAGCAGGTATTGATAAAGAAAAACCTTTGCCTGTATTAGAAGAAACGGCTGGTGTTTTTGAGAAGTATGCTCCTGTTGATTATTTTCATAGAGGCAGAGCACACCAAAACTTAGGTTGGAAAGAATATGTCTTTGACATTTACAAATTTGCTGATGAAAAAGCAAGAGTTTCTTTTCAATTATTAATGAACGATCACCCACCACAAGGCGTTGCTTCAACAGCTGATATAGAACAAGCTGGTATTAAGTTAATTCAAAAAAACAAATTAGCTAAAAATGAGAATGAAGTTAAAAAGTGGGTGAAAATGATCGCTCCTAAAAAACACGCTTCTACCAGAGGTAATATTGTTAAAAAAATATGTCAACAAACCAAGACTAAACAAGCTTGGATGACTCTTTCTAAAAAAGATTTAGAAAAATTTTATCACAATTACGGACAAGGTAGAACTTTAGGTGGTATGTTTGACATCACAAGAGATCAATATGGTTATGATGTACAAACAAAATATGAATCAACTTACGCTATTAGGTCTTTAAAAAGATTAGCTGAAAGTGGTAAGAAATCATATTTTCTACTACACACCGATAGTCCTGTTAAAAACAAAGATGGCCACATTATGAGGGCTGATATGTTAAGAAGGCTAGAGGGTATCGAAGCTTCATTAAAATACTTTGTTAAATGGTACAATAAACACAAAAAAATGCCGTGGGAAATTGTTGGTTTTCTTCCACAGGAAGATGGAGAGGATCCAACTAAAATTGTATCTATTAGCAAATACAAGAAGTAAATAAAAAAAATAGAGGCCAAGGAAAGGTTGACTTTTTTTGGCCTTTAGTATATAATAAAATTATGTTTAGTTATCTAGGTGGTAAAAAATTTCAAGCAAAGTGGATTGCCTCAAACTTTCCAAAACACTCTACTTATGTTGAACCTTTTGGTGGTGCTTATTGGGTTTATTTTGTGGCCAATCATCAAATAGATCAAGCTCACACAAATGTATATAATGACTTCAATAAAGATATAGCTAATATATTTTACTGTGCCAGACATAAAGATAGAGAATTTTCAAAATCTTTATTATCATATAAACCACAAATTAAAGAAACCTTTAATCAATTTAAATCAGATTTAATACCATTCAATACAGATTTTGATTTAGGTGATGTTGAAAGAGCTACAAAATATATTTACTTACAAACACAAAGTTTTAGTGGTGATACTTTAAATGAAAAAACAAAATTTGTTGATTTAAAAGGTAAATATAAATCAAAATATCAACACTTCACAGATAAGATTAATGATAAAAAATGGTTATATTTTATTAAAGGTATAACTCATATTCACAACGAATCGTTTGAAACAATTATTGATAAGTACGATAATGAAGATACATTATTTTATGTTGATCCACCATACTATAAAATGGAAGACTATTATGTAAAAGACTTTCAAAGAAGCCAACATTTAGACCTGGCCAATAAATTAAAACAAATAAAAGGTAAGTTTGTATTATCGTATTATGACTTTCCAGACTTACAAAAATGGTTTCCAAAAGACGAATATACTTGGATTGAAAAACAATTTAACAAACAAAATGCTAGTAAAAACAAAGGTGCTGGCAAAGGTAAAGAATTATTAATAATGAATTACAAACCAGCATTGACTTTAGAGTGAGTTTGTGATATATTTAATAATGCGGATGTCGTATAAAAGTATTATGATAGGTTTCCAACCTGTAGAAGATTGGGCAGTACAATCCATCCGCTCCAAATTAAATTATGAAGGAGTGAATAATTATGAATCTATCGAGTGATACGGTTTCTGTATTAAAAAACTTTTCAGATATTAACCAGAATATATTGGTTAAACCTGGAAACAAAGTACAGACAATCTCAACAATGAAAAATATTTTAGCTGAAGCTGAAATATCAGAAAAGTTTGATAGCGAGTTTGCTATCTATGACCTACCAGAATTTTTAAGAGCTGTAGAGTTATTTGAAAAACCAGAACTAAAGTTTAATGGTGGATCAAATGTACAAATAGCTGATACTAATTCTAAACAAGCAATTAAGTATTTCTTTGCTGACAAATCTGTTATTGTAGCACCTACAAAAAACATTACAATGCCAGATAAAGAAGTAACTTTTACTTTAAAGAAAGACGCCTTTGCTAAATTATTAAAAGGTGTTACCACATTAAATTTACCAGATGTCGCTGTTAAAGGTGACGGTAAAAGTATCAAGTTAGTAGCAACAGATAAGAAAAATAAATCTTCAAATGATTATTCTTTAAATGTTGGTGAAACTGATAAAACATTTACAGCTTATTTTAAAGCAGAAAACTTTAAAATGGTAAGTGATGATTATGATGTGGCAATTTCAAAACAAAAAATAAGTCATTTCGTAAACAGAAATAAACCAATTCAATATTGGATAGCTTTAGAGCCTGATTCGGAGTTTTAATGTCGGAAGATAACAAAACTCCTATGACACCACAGGAGGAAGATAAGAATGCTGGTGTTGTTAGAACCGAAGACGGTACAGCATATCCACTAGATGGCTACCTCAAAGTTGAAACAAGAGAATATCATCAAACCACACATTATCTTAATAGAGAAATTTCTGTAGAAGATATAATAAATGAGTTTGGTGATCTACCTACCTTTGAAAAAGGTTTATACTTTGATTGGAGTACCTATCATAATGCTAGTCAGGAAGATAAAGACTTAGCAGACAAGGTACAAACATTTGTAGATGAACACGATTATGACCGTGAAGAAGATTGTTGGACAATGAATAAAGGCGGTTATGATATTGATACTGAAATTGTAAAAGAATTTACAATGGAAACTAAATAATGAATAGATTGGAGTTTATATTATGTCAGATTTTTTGTGGGTTGAAAAGTACAGGCCAAAACGTATTAGTGAGTGTATTCTTACCGAAGATTTAAAAAATACATTTACTCAATTTTTAAAACAAAAAGAAATACCTAATTTATTGTTGTCTGGTACTGCTGGTACTGGTAAAACAACAGTAGCAAGAGCCTTATGTGAAGAATTAGGTGCTGATTACATTATCATTAATGGATCAGACGAAGGCCGTCAAATAGATACATTAAGAAACAAAATTAAAAACTTTGCTTCTACAGTATCTCTTACCGAAGAATCAAATCATAAAGTAGTTATAATAGACGAAGCAGATTATATGAATGCTGATAGTGTTCAACCTGCTTTAAGAAACTTTATTGAAACCTTTTATAATAATTGTAGATTTATCTTTACTTGTAATTATGTCAATAAGATAATACCTGCCTTACATAGTCGTTGTACCGTTATTGATTTTAAGATAGTCAATGGTCAAAAAGTAAAGACGGCAACGGCCTTTATGAAAAGATTAGAAGGTATACTTAAAGATGAAAAGATAGAATTTGATAAGAAAGTATTATCTGAACTAATCCAAAAGTATTATCCAGACTTTAGAAGAACCATTAATGAATTACAAAGATATTCAGTAAGAGGTAAAATTGATAGTGGTATATTGTTTAGTCTATCAGAAGCTAATACCAAAGAACTGGTAGCTTCTTTGAAAGAAAAACGATTTAATGATATGAGAAAATGGGTTGTTCAAAACTTGGATAAAGAAGCCGCTTTTCTTTTTAAAACTATCTATGATGTTCTTTATACATCACTTGACTCTAAATCTATACCTCAAGCAATATTAATTTTAGCTGGATATCAATATAAATCGGCTTTTGTTGCTGACCAGGAGATAAATATGGTTGCTTGTCTGACAGAAATAATGGCGAGTTGTAAATTTAAGTAAGAGAATAGAATGGCTAAACGAACATTTTTTAGAAAAATAATAGTTAAATTAAGAATGTGGTATGCTGATATACGAGGTCACCACGGTAAACGTTGGAATTACGAACCAGGTGAATGGTATATGGGTAGACACGATAAGAAAAAATAGAAACCATATTTGTTATGTACGAATTGAAAGATTATCTAAACGCAATTAATTTCACTAAAGAGAACCTACTAGATACAGATGATTTAACGTGGGAAAAGAAGTACCCACCATTCATCATTAACAAGTGTTTATCAATGCATTATGATTGTATAGCAGCGGCTAATGAGATGAATGGATATCATTTTTTAGATAAGAAAGTCCAGTTTAATTTTTTGATAAATAGTATTAGAAAAAAGAAGCGATTTGGTGGTAAATGGTTATCACAGACCAAATTGAAAGATTTAGAGTATGTAAAAGAGTATTATGGTTATAGTAATGAAAAAGCAAAGCAAGCACTTAACATACTAACTGAGAAACAAATTGAAGATATAAAAGAGGCCTTATTTAAAGGTGGGAGAAAAAAATGAGTGAACAAGAGATAAAATGGTCGCCTGAAAGTATGTTAGAAGTAACAATCAAACAACCAGACGATTTTCTAAAAGTAAGAGAAACACTTACAAGAATAGGTGTAGCTTCCAGAAAAGATAAAACACTTTACCAATCGTGTCATATATTACATAAACAAGGTAAATATTACATAACACATTTTAAAGAATTATTTGCTTTAGACGGTAAAAAAGCTACATTAGTAGAAAACGATATACAAAGAAGAAATACAATTGCTATTCTTTTACAAGATTGGAATTTGATTGATATAGTTAAACCTGAAGAAGCTGAAAACAAGGCTCCATTAAGTCAAATCAAAGTATTACCATTTAAAGAGAAAAAAGAATGGACGCTATCAGCAAAATATAATATTGGTAAGAAAATTGAAAATAAAGAAGAAGTGAAAGATAGCGACAATGGAAATACCGAAGTTTAAAGATTATATTTCTGAACAAGACATAGAGCGTAAAGATAAACCTATTACGGTTGCTATTATTACAAAGTCAGCTCCAAAAGTAAAACAACAAAAACCAGGTTCACCTTTAAAGAAAGAACTTACAGTAGGTCTTATAGAAAAGGCTTGTAAAAAAAAAGGTTTTGAATGTGTTATCATAAACACTAAACACGCTATCATCACAGCAAAAGACGAAGAAAAAAATACCTTAACTGTTTACAATTATGATGGTAAAGATTCCGAACATACATTTATAGGTAAAGATACAGTTTGTATAACAAGAGCAGGTGCTGTTGAAGATGAAGCAGGCCTTTCTTTAATATCAGCATTTCAAAATTCAAGTGCCTTTATGTTAAACACAAGAGCGGCTATGCTTACTTGTGACAATAAATTAACAACAGCTTTATTATTTGAAAAATTTGGAATACCAATTCCAAGAACAGCCTTTGTATCTAACGAAAAGAATATAGATGACGCTGTTAAAATGGTTGGTAATAATTTTCCAATTATACTTAAAACACTTACAGGCACACAAGGTATTGGTGTAATTAAAGTTGAAAGTTATGAATCTTTAGTATCTACTATTCAAGCATTATGGAAACACGATGCAGAATTATTAATACAAGAATATATGCCTACAGCATTTGATGTAAGAACATTTGTGGTAGATAATAAAATATTTGCCTCTACAAAAAGAATACACTCCTCATATGATTTTAGATCAAATACTCATAGAGGTGCTGAAGCTAAACCATATAAATTAAGTGAAGAAGAACAAGAACTTGTTTTAAAAGCAAGTAGAGTTTCAAAAGCATATATGGTAGGAGTTGACCACATTGTTTATAAAGGAAAACCTTATATATTAGAAATCAACGGAAGTCCAGGTTCAGGTGCTGATTACGAGGGTTATCAATATAAAGATTATTATTCTGATCCAGAACCATCAGGAAGAATAGATGGTGAAAAATTAATGTATAACGTTATTGATTGGGTTTCTAAAAGAGGCCATTGGGATAGACAAGCTATGTTAGAATGTGGTTGGTTAGAAACAATTGACATAGATGAAGTTGGAAAAGTTAGAGCAAAGTTTGATACAGGTAATGGTTCAAAAGCTTGTGCTTTACACGCTGATGAAATTATAGAACAAGGCAAAACAATTAAATGGAAATATAACGGTAAAACCTTTTCTAAACCAAGACACGGTACAAGTAAAATTTTTAGAGCAAATGCTGATGGTGAAGAGCCATCCGAAACAAGACCAACTGTATTAGTAGATTTAAGTTTTAATGGATTTACATATAAAAATATTGAAGTTGGTTTAGATGCAAGACCTCGTTCAGGTTCAGATTTGCTTATATGTAGAGATTTAATGCGACAGATGAATGTTAGTGTCAACCCTAATAGAACTTTTGTATTAAGTAAACGATTAAGACCAGTTGAAAAAGAAAATAACATTGACAATTAAGTCAATTTGTGATATATTAATAATGAAGGAGAAATATTATGTCAGACGTGAAAATATTAAGGCTATCCACAGGAGAAGATGTGATAGCAAAAGTAAAAAATAATCCAGAAACAGATACGGTAGAGTTAAAACAAGCATTTGTTATTATACCTCATCAACAAGGACCAGGCAAACCTGTACAATTGATGATGACACTTTACAGTCCTTATGGAAAAACAGATACGATAGAAATTAAAAATCAAAATGTAATTTCTATGGTTGATCCAAAAGATGAGATATTAAAATCTTATCAACAAAATACAAGTAGTATTATTACTACTCCAGGATTAATTTCAGAAACTAAAATACCAAAGTTGTAATATGATAACTGTTTATTTTGTCCGTGACGGATCAAAAATAGCAGTTGACGTACCAGAGGGTTCAACTTTGATGGAAGCTGCTAGAGATTATTCAAAGACTTCTATACCAGAAATACCAGCAGATTGCTGTGGAAGTTGTGCTTGTGCGACTTGTCACGTACATATTGATGAAAGATATTTTGAACCTATTCCAAAAGAAACAGCAGAAATGGAATTATTAGAATATGAACCAGAGTATAAACCAAAACAAAGTAGATTATCTTGTCAGATAACACTAACTAAAAAACACAACGGCTTGATAGCAACTTTGTTAAAAGACTTATAAGTATGAATTGGGGGATTAGCTCAGCTGGGAGAGCGCCTGATTTGCATTCAGGAGGTCAGCGGTTCGATCCCGCTATCCTCCACCAAACTAAATTATGAACTTTTATAAATCAGTAATTGAACACAAAGGTAAACTTCTTATTAGAGGCATACACGGTGGCAAAGACTATAAAGAAAAAATAGACTTTGGTCCTACTCTATATGCTTTAACACAACAAGAAACTGAATATAAAAATCTACAAGGTCAATATTTAAAACCAATCACATTTAAAAACATAGACGCTGCTCGTAAGTTTAGACGAGAAGTTGTAACTCAAAATTCTCCTATTTACGGTTTAGAAAGATACCATTATCAATATATTGGTAAAGAGTTTCCTCAGGAAATTGAATGGGATAAGAACTTCATTAAAATCTTTACACTCGACATTGAAACGGCCTGTGAATCTGGTTTTCCAGATGTAGAAAATCCAATAGAAGAATTACTTTGTATTACTGTTAAAAATCAATCTAACAAACAAATTATAACTTGGGGTGTTGGTGATTATAAAACTGATAGAACAGATATAACTTATATCAAATGTAAGAATGAAAATCATTTACTATTTGAATTTATGAAGTTTTGGATTAAGAACTATCCAGATGTTATTACAGGTTGGAATACAAAATTCTTTGACTTACCTTATTTGATGAATAGAATTAAAATGATTGCTGGTGATAAAGTAGCCAACAAGATGTCGCCTTGGAACTTAATTCATAGAGAGGAAGTTGTTGTTAGAGGTAGACCTCAAACAGTATATACTTTATATGGTATTACTAATTTAGATTACTTAGATTTATACAAATGGTTTATACCAACAAGGCAAGAGAGTTATAAACTAGACTTTATTGGTGAACTAGAACTTGGCCGTGGTAAAGACGAAATGCCATATGATACATTTAAAGAATGGTATACAAAAGACTTTCAATCATTTATTGATTACAATATACAAGACGTAGAAATCGTTGATGGATTAGAAGACAAATTAGGTTTAATTGACTTATCATTAACTGTTGCTTATGAAAGTAAAGTAAACTATGGTGATATATTTTCACAAGTTAGAGTATGGGATACTTTGATAGCAAATCATTTAATGAAAAAAAATATTTGTGTACCTCCAAGAGAAGAACATTTAAAAGAAACAAAATATGAAGGCGCTTATGTAAAAGAGCCTCAACTTGGTCAACACAAATGGGTGGTGTCGTTTGATATTAACTCACTATATCCTCATATCATAATTCAATATAATATTTCTCCAGAAAAAATTATTGGTGTGAAGTCATCTGGTGTTTCAGTTAATAAAATGTTAACTCAATCTACACCACTCGCTCATTTAAAAACGGAAGGTGCTTGTATAACTCCTAACGGTGCTTTATTTAAAACAGACAATCAAGGTTTCTTGCCTGAAATGATGGAAACAATGTACAATGAACGAGTCATATACAAGAAACGAATGTTGAAAGCAAAAAAAGAATATGAAAAAACAAAAGAACATAAACTTGTAAGAGAAATATCTCGTTGTCATAATATTCAATGGGCAAGAAAGATTGCCTTAAACTCAGCTTATGGTGCTGTAGGTAATCAATACTTTAGATATTATGATGTAAGACAAGCAAGTGCTATTACAACAGCAGGTCAATTTATTATTCGTTTTATTGAGGAAAAGGTAAATGAATATCTAAACAGAATATTAAAGACACACGATAAGATAGATTATATTGTGGCTTCAGATACAGATTCAATTTATGTTACACTTGATAAGTTAGTACAAAAGACTTGTGAGGGTAAAGATAATGAACAGATATGTAATTTCTTAAACAAGGTTGTTGACAGTAGAATAGAACCATTTTTAGAAAAATGTTTTAATGAATTATCTGATTATACAAATGCTTTTAAAAATTGTATGGTGATGAAACGAGAAGTTATCGCCAACAAAGGCATATGGGTGGCTAAAAAGAGATATATGTTAAATGTGTTAGATGAGGAAGGTGTTAGACTAGCAAATCCTAAATTAAAAATTATGGGTATTGAGGCAGTTAAATCATCAACACCACAAGTTTGTAGAGGTAAGATTAAAGAAGCTATTAAGATTATAATGTCTAAAGAACAATCTGATTTACATAAGTTTATTGCTGACTTTAAAAAAGAATTTTTTAGTATGACTGCTGAACAAATATCTTTTCCTAGGTCTTGTAATAATATGAGAAAATATAAAGATAGTAATAATATCTTTATCAAAGGTACACCAATACACGTTAAAGGTGCTTTGATTTACAATCATCAACTAAAACAATTTGGTTTAGGCCGTAAATATCCACACATACAAGAAGGTGACAAGATTAAGTTTTTAAAACTAATTGAGGCTAATCCATTTAAGTTTGATGTAATTAGTTATGTGACCAAACTTCCAAAAGAATTTAAACTACAACAATATATTGATTATGAAACACAATTTGAAAAAACATTTTTAGACCCTATGAGATTTATATTACAAGCAATTGGTTGGGAACACGAACAAAAGGCTAGTTTAGAGTCATTTTTTGGATGATGGACATAATAATATTTTACTTAACAATATTCTGGTCATTTAGATTTGGCCAAATTCTAGCAATTAATCCTGCGATTAGAGTATGGCACCTATTCGCATTTTACATACTAATTAAATTTGTAATGATGAGTTATGGATATAAGTAATATTAGAAACAAATACAAAGTAATTTATGCAGACCCTCCGTGGTATTTTAAATCGTATTCGAAAAAAGGAGAAGGAAGAAACGCCACTAGGCATTATTCTTGCCTTAGTTTATCTGACATCATTCTTCTTCCTATTAACTCTATTGCTGAGAGCGATTCCACCCTTATAATGTGGGTAACCGATCCCTTTCTTCAAAAAGCATTTGAAGTTATAGAGGCTTGGGGTTTCACTTATAAGACAGTTGCTTTTACTTGGGTTAAACAAAACAAAAACAATCCTAATTATTTTAAAGGTTTAGGTTATTGGACACGTGCTAATCCTGAAATGGCATTGTTAGCAACTAAAGGTAAACCTAAACGAATCAATAAAGACGTTAATCAATTAGTTGTATCTCCACGTAGAGAACACTCCAGAAAACCAGACCAGATGTACGAACACATTGAACGATTATTGGAGGGCCCCTACATTGAACTGTTTGCTAGAAATAAAAGACCAGGTTGGGATAGTTGGGGTAACGAAGTAGGTAAGTTTTGATTTTAGACTTGATTTTATCATTAGGATATGTTATAGTAGTATATCTTTTTATAATATGGATATTAGTGAAATGGAACAAAGAAGAACATTAACAAAAGAACAAGCTTTATATTGTGCTGGTATATTCAATGACTATTTTAGTCAGTTTGATAGAATAGATCAGTATATGAGAGATCAAAAGCTTTCTCAATTAGAAACAAACAATTCAGCTGGTACATTATTTGATGATGGTCCTGAAGAAGATTTATTTAATGATAATGATATGCCACCTGAAAAAATGAACTTTGAAATTAAAGTTATAGTCAATGAAAGATTTGATAAACTTTTAAATATGGTTTCTTCTCACACAAATATGTCAAGTGTTCCAGGTAAGAACTTAAAGATAGTTGTTATGGAAACTAACACACAAAAAATAGTTGGATTTATTAGACTATCATCACCAGTTATTAATATGAAACCACGTAATGAACTATTAGGTCAAGTACCAGATTTGAAATCATTTAACAAAACTTCTATTATGGGTTTTGTAATTGTGCCTGTGCAACCTTTTGGTTTTAATTATTTGGGTGGTAAATTATTAGCGGCCGTTTGTTGTTCACACGAAGTAAGAGAAATGATGAACAGTAAATATGATATGAACTTAGCTCTATTTGAAACGACATCTTTATATGGTAATAGTAAATCATCAAGTCAATATGATGGTATGAAACCATTTTTAAGATATAAAGGTTTAACAGATAGTGATTTTATTCCTTTGATACACGGCAAACCTTACCACGACTTATCTAACTTTGTTGAAAACAATGTAGGCAAATTAGTTAAAGATGACGCTTCAAGTAAAAAGTTAAAACTTACAACAGCCATCATTGGTTTAATTAAAAGAAGTTTAGATGGTACTGATTTAGAGAATTTTAATACAACTATTAATAACGCTAAAAAATTAACTGAAAGAAAAAGATATTACTCTTGTAATTATGGAATTAAAAACTATATTAATATTGTAAATGGTAAAGAAACCGAGATTGTTAAAGACGACAATTACGATAAACATTACCTAAATAATATAACGGACTGGTGGAAAAATAAAGCAACCAATCGTTATAATAATCTTAAAAATGAAAATCGTTTGAGGAGAGAACTTGAAATATGGTCACCAAGTGCACAGATACAAATTATCAGATGATTACAAAAGAACAGTACAAAGATTTAAAAGAGTATTGGGATTACCAACGTAAAGTACAATACAATAAAGAGATTGTACACAATATGGCTGAACAGTTTGAAAATAGAGTTTATAATGAATTTGGTATGATAGACATAAAAGAAATGAAAGATATGTTATGGACAAGAGTAAAAACTGAAGATTACGAAGAGCCAAGAAAAGGTTGGGTTCCTAAAGACCCTAGTTTAAGATTTGATTGGGAAGGATCAGCACATATGCCTGAATTGAAAATTCCTAAACCAAAAGGCAGGCCTGTAGTTTTACGAGCTAAGAGTGGTTGGGAAGATGTTTTTGATGATGAAGAAGATATTAGTAATAGATAATATAATAAACGAAGTAGAACAATTATACTTAAAGAAATATTTATTTAATGATTGTAATTGGTCATTTATTGAAGATGTGTCTTTAGAAAACAATTTACACCAACGAAGGCCAGGCTTTAAAATAATCTTTGATAAAAATAATTTAAATAATGTTTTATATAATGTAGTTTTAAATACCAGAAAGAAATTAAAATTAAAACCTTTATATAATAAAGACGCTCTTTTAGAGGTCAGATCGTTTTTACAATTACCATTAAATAAAGATTACATAGGTAAAGGTGTTGATACACCACATTTAGATAGAACTGAACCACATTTAGTTTTTTTATATTACGTGACAGATAGTGACGGAGAAACCGTAATATATAATTACAAAAGTAAAGACAAAAATGATATACCATTCTTTGAAGATATTAAAGAACTAAAAAGAATAAAACCCAAACAAGGTAGAGTTGTGGTATTTGATGGATTATATTGGCATACAGCTGAACAACCAACTAAAGATGTTAGATGTATTGTCAATTTTAATATAAGTAATGGAAATAATGATATATAGTAATGGTAAAGTCGCTTTAAGAGAATACTTTAAACCAAAGGAGCTTGACAAAGTTAGACAATTCTGTTATAATGAAAACATAAAATATTATATACTAAAATATAGTGAAAAGGAGATTATAGAATATGAGCAATTTTCTAAAGGAAATAATTAAAGAAACAGGTAATGAATACGCTACAATCGTAGCTGATGGAGTTGATAGTGCTGATGTGACCAGCTTTATTGATACAGGCTCGTATTCTTTTAACGCTTTATTATCTGGTTCAATCTATGGCGGAATGCCAGGAAACAAAATTACAGCAATCGCTGGCGAAGCGGCTACAGGTAAAACATTTTTTGCCTTAGGTATTTGTAAACATTTTTTAGATATGGATAAAGACGCTGGTGTGATTTACTTTGAATCAGAATCAGCCATCTCAAAAGAGATGATTGAAAGTCGTAGTGTAGATAGTACAAGAATGGTAATTGTACCAGTTGCGACAGTACAAGAATTTAGAACACAATCAATTAGAATTATAGACAAGTATTTGGAACAGCCAATAGATAAAAGAAAACCAATAATGTTTGTATTAGATAGTTTAGGAATGTTATCTACAACAAAAGAAATGGAAGATACGGCTGCTGGTAAAGAAACAAGAGATATGACTAGATCACAAATAGTCAAATCTACATTTAGAGTTTTAACATTGAAACTTGGTAAAGCAAATATACCAATGATTATGACTAATCACACATATGACGTTATCGGTTCAATGTTCCCTCAAAAAGAAATGGGTGGCGGTTCAGGTTTGAAATACGCTGCCTCATCAATCGTCTATCTCGGTAAAAGAAAAGAAAAAGATGGTACCGAAGTAGTTGGTAATATTATACATTGTAAAAATTATAAATCTCGTTTAACAAAAGAAAATGCTCAAATTGATGTAAGACTAACATACAAACAAGGACTTGATAAGTATTATGGCTTATTAGAACTTGGTGAGGCTGCTGGTATCTTTAAAAAAGTATCTACAAGATATGAAATGCCAGACGGCTCAAAAGTATTTGGTAAAAACATCAATGAAGAACCTGAAAAATATTTTACAAAGGATGTATTAGATAAGATTGATGAATATGCCAAACGAAAATTCAGCTACGGATCAGACGAAGAAAAAGACGGAAATTAAAAGATACGCTTTTGCTCAAAGGCAAGGTGATGATTTCAGTTGTGTAAAAATAATGGAAGGTGAATACGAAGGTATCATCTATAAGTATAACAACATTAAATTTTCTGAAACTGAAAATGAAAAAGGGCAAATACCATTAAAGTTTACTTATGACATAATGGCTAATCCTAATAAAAAGGATATAGAGTCAAGTGATTTTAGAAACTATATTGGTGATATATTAATTGAGTGTGTTGAAGAACAATTACAGAATGGAACTTTAAAGATTGATGAATAACGAAAGAATTGAAACAACTATATTAAAGAACTTCTTTTATAATGAAGACTTTACCAGAAAGGCCTTGCCTTTTGTAAAGCCTGATTATTTTACAAATAGAATTGAAAAACTATTATACGAAGAAGTATATAACTTTGTCAATCAATATAAGAACCTACCTACAAAAGAAACAATCTTAATAGAGTTTAATCGTAGAAAAGATTTAAACGAGGAAGAAGTTAAATCAGTTAAAGAACTTGTAAACACTTTTACAAACGAAAAATCTGATTTACAATGGTTGTTAGATACTACAGAAAGATTTTGTAAAGACAGAGCAGTACATAATGCTGTGTTATCTGGTATCAAAATCTTAGATGGTAAAGATAAACTTAAACAACCTGAAGCAATACCAGGAATATTAAGTGAGGCCTTAGCCGTTAGTTTTGATAATCATATTGGACACGATTATATAGCTGACGCTGAAAGTAGATTTGATTGGTACCATACAAAAGAAAAACGTTATCCGTTTGATTTAAGTTTCTTTAATAGAATTACAAAAGGCGGTGTGCCAAGTAAAACATTGAATATTGCTTTAGCAGGTACAGGTGTTGGTAAATCCTTGTTTATGTGTCACGTTGCTTCAAGTTTTTTAACACAAGGTTTAAATGTATTGTATATTACTTTAGAAATGGCTGAAGAAAGAATTGCTGAAAGAATTGACGCTAATTTAATGGATGTTACAATGGATGAATTACACGATATACCAAAACAAATGTATGATAATAAGATGACTAAGTTAAGAAGTAAAACAACTGGTCAACTAATTATTAAAGAATATCCAACAGCGTCTGCTCACGCAGGACATTTTAAAGCTTTAATTAATGAACTTGCTTTAAAGAAAAGTTTTAAACCAGATGTTGTATTTGTAGATTATTTAAATATTTGTGCTAGTAGTAGATTTAAAGGTGGTAACATATCATCTTATTTTTACATTAAAGCAATTGCCGAGGAGTTAAGAGGCCTAGCTGTTGAACATAATGTACCTATTTTTTCTGCTACACAAACAACCAGAACTGGCTATGTATCAACTGACATTGGTTTAGAAGATACATCTGAAAGTTTTGGTTTACCAGCGACAGCCGACTTTATGTTTGCTCTAATGTCTAATGAAGAATTAGAAGCTTTAGGGCAAATGAAAGTGAAACAGTTAAAGAACAGATATAATGACCCTAGCGTGAATAGAGCATTTATTGTTGGTGTTGATAGAAGTAAGATGAGATTATATGATGTGGAAAATACGGCACAAAATATAGTAGATAGTAACCAAACAAAAGAAAAAGAAGGAAATTATCCTACACCTGAACAGGCTTATGATAAGTTTTCTGATTTCAAAGTATAGGAGATACAATGGCAAAATTCGTAGTTTTTAAGAATGCTAATACACCTTTTGAAGGTAGAGATATAGTTATAAATGTTGAAAACATAGTAAGCGTATATAAAGATTTAACGGCTAAAGATAAAGTAGCTTTATGGTCAAAAGAAAACTTTTGGCACGTTGAAGAAGACTTTAACACCGTTATGGAAAAAATAGGACTAGATTATAGAGAACAAATAGAAGAAAAGGAGTTAAACTAATGATACCAGGTAATTTATTTTCAATACCTATGTGGTCTTTACCTACTTTAAATTTTTCTAAAAAGAAAGAACAGTTAGAAAAATTAGTAAAGAGCTTTCCTGAAAAAAGACACGGCATACAAACATTTGCTACTAATAGACAATCACAAAGAACAGGATTTGCTGAGGCGTTTTCATCTATAATGGGTGAAGAATTACAAATGTTAATTCAAAGGCTTAAAAGGAATGTTCAGATAGAAGACATATGGTCTGTATCTTATAAGAAAGGTGAATATCATACACCACACGACCACGGATCAACTGGTCTATCTGGAATATTATATTTAAATATGCCGAAAGACGCACCTGTTACACAATATATTCAACCTTGGAATGATTGGACAACTGATAGAACAATATACTATCCAGTACCAGTACAAGAGGGAACAATTGTCATAATACCAAAATTTATTAGACACTTTACTGAGCCTAGTAAATCTAAAAAAATCAAAAGGATTATATCCTGGGATATGAAAATTATTTAATGGTAAAAAAGAAAACCCAAAAGGTACGTTTTCATAGAGGCGATAGAAGGCCAAATAATTCTCAACCAAAATTATCTTACGAAAAGGTAATGAAGAAGAAGAATAAGAACATTTTTTGGCAAGTTATTGAAAAACCTACTAACAAGATTGTCGCCGAGTATTTTTTTGAAGAAGACGCCTTTAATTTAGTTAAATTTCAAAACAAAAACCAGGTATGGGAACCCAATGGTGGAATACCTAGTTTTTTGTGGATTAGAGTTTAATTGTTATAAATATAGGAAACAATTGATTTATATGGAAAAAGTGAATATAGTTATGGAACGAATGAGAGAGAAATGTTTAGTTTTAAAGGATTTTTTACAAAGGAGAAGAATACACATTTAGAACACCTGGAAGACGATATAATTAATCGTGGTTCCAATGGTGGTCAAAATGCTATTAACTTCTTAAAGTCAGTACGAAATATGCTTGCTGGTTCATCTAGCAAGAAAGTTAATATGTCCGTCAAATGGGACGGAGCTCCAGCTATCATTTGTGGTATCAATCCAGAAAACGGCAAATTCTTTGTCGGCACCAAATCAGTATTTAATGTAAATCCTAAAATCAATTATACAACAAGTGATATTAGAAGAAATCATAGTGGTGAATTAGGTAATAAATTAAGCATAGCATTAAGAGAATTATCTAAATTAAATATATCAGGTATATTACAAGGTGATTTTCTATTTTCAAAATCAGATTTAAAAGCAGCTAATATAGATGGTGAAAGTATGATAACTTTTACACCTAATACAATTACATATGCTGTACCAGTTAATTCAGATATAGGTAAAAGAATTTTAAGAGCCAAAATGGGTATAGTATTTCATACATCTTATTCTGGTAAAACAATGAAAGATTTAAGAGCAGGATTTGGTACAGTTTCAGGACGATCTGGAATATCTTCCGTATTTTTAGCTGACGCTGCTTATAAAGATTTAAGCGGCTCAGCTAAATTAACATCAGCAGAATTATCACAGTTTGACGCTAGAATAAGAATGGCGGAAGGTTCTTTATTAAAAGCAAGTGCTATATTAGATGAAATGAGTAAATCTTCATCTGATAGTTTATCAATAGGTTTTAGATTAAAAGCTTTCTTTAATCATTTTATTAGAAATACACAAGGCAATATGGCTAAAGTAAAAAGTTTAGTAGAAATGTTTGGAGAGTATTATGAACAATTTTTAAGACAAGAAATAGAGGCCAGAAAAACTGAAAGTGGTAAAAAGAAATACAAAGACTTATTAAATACTAATATGAGATTTATAGATAGAAATAAACAAGCATTATATTTCGCTATTGCTTCACACGTTACTTTACAAAATGCTAAAAACTTTTTAGTAAGCAAGTTAAGTGAAATACAAAGTATAGGCCATTTTTTAAGAACACCAAATGGTTACAAAGTAACGGCACCAGAAGGATTTGTTGCTGTTGATAGAGCCGCTGGCGCTGTAAAGTTAGTTGATAGATTAGAATTTAGTCGGGCTAATTTCACGGCAGAAAAAGATTGGATTAAAGGATAATGGCAAGTCAAGGATTTTTACACGAACAAGATATACAAGTTAGTAGAGGCCTGATTAGAGGTGCTACTGCAAGAAATATTTTTGGTTACAATACATCAATTACAACATCATTTATACCAGCTTGGGAGTTTGCTTCAGTATATGCTTATCCAGGTTCAGCGATTACAATGACAGTAACATCAGCAAGTGGTAGTGAT